AACTGGTGAGGGCAAAGACAAGAACAGACCATATCGAACAGAAATGGAAGAGCTGTTATCTTATCCAGCCGGTAGATGAAGATACGAGCGTACTCCGGATCATAGAAGCAAAGGTCGGATGGGATAATGGAAGACATTATGTCGAGTTTGGAGATGAAATCAGAATCTTATTGTACAAGGTTTACTCCAACAGAAAATTGAAGAAGACATACATGATCTATTATGAGGACTCCTGGGATGGATGGACAAAAGGAAACCGGAAAAACCTAAGAGCAAGAGAAGGATACTTGTATCCGGAAGAATTTGGCCAGATATTAGACGGAACCACTTACAGCGAAGCAACAAGAGTCCTGGAGCATTTATCGAAGACGGGAATGGAACTGAACTACAACAGACTTGTGGCAGGGACAGGACAGATGAAAGGATATGCACAGAAGATTGAGTACCTGGCAAAAGGACGCTTTTGGAATCTGCTGAGAGATACGATCGGCTGTACAGACTATCCGGGATATCCGACACAATACTATGGACCACTGGACATGAGAGAGGAAAGCATTGAGGGAATGTTCAGAATCCAAGACCGTCAGAAGATCAACAGGATCCGTGACGAACATGGCGGGAACAGAATGGTACGCTGGATGCAGTATTCGGACGAGACAGGGCAGAAAATCTCGAAAGAGACGGCGCAGTGGATGATAAAGAATGAGATAGCACCGAGCAGCATCCGGGGACTGGAAAAATATATGAGTCCACAGAAGATCATGAACTACATCGAAAGACAGAAAAAGGAACAATATGCAGGAATGACGGCAGAAGCTGTTCTTGAAGAATATAAAGACTATCTCAGTATGTGTGAAGCGTGTTGCAAAAATATGGCTGACGAGATGGTCTATCGTCCAAGAGAACTAAAACGCAGACATGATGAAGTTGTTGTAGACCGGCAGCAGATACAGATTTTGAAAGAACTGGAAAACAATGCAGAGGGAAAAGAAGCCTACGCACAGGAAATGAGGCAGAAGTTTCCGGAAGCAGAAGGGATCCTGAAAGAGATCAAGAGCCGATATGAGTACGAAGATGAAGAGTATAAGATCATTGTACCGAACACGTTAGTGGATATCGTGAAAGAAGGACGTGCGCTGCATCATTGTGCCGGCAGCAGTGAACGATATTTTGACAGGATCGAGAGCAGAGAGACATATATCTGTTTTCTGCGAAGACAGGAAGCACCGCGAATCCCGTTTTACACGATCGAAGTAGAGCCGGGAGGCACAATCAGACAGCACAGAAGCTATTATGACGAAGAACCGGGAATCGAGGAAATCCGGGTATTCCTGAAAGAATGGCAGAAGGCAATCAGGAAACGTCTGACAGAGGAAGATAAGAAGTTGGCAAAGATCAGCAAGATCAAGAGAGAAGCCAATATTGCAGAGCTGGAAGAGAAAAAGAATATAAGAGTCCTTCAGGGATTAGCGGAAGATTTCCTTGAAGCAGAAGAGATAGAAAAAGAACTGGAGGCGGTTTGATGGAATTAGTACAGTACCAGGATTATGAGGAATACAAAAAGGCAATGAATACCGTTCTGAACAGAACAGTGGAAGATTTTGTTATGACAGGATATTTGCTGAAACAGGGAAGAGATACGGATATCTTAAAGAATTCAGGATACAACAGTGTAAACGAATTCGCCTGGGCGGAATACAAGCTTGAAGCTACACAGGTATCAAGATATATCAGAATCAATGACAGATTCTCGGAGGGTGGTTACTCTCCGAGACTGCAGGAGCATTACAAAGGATTTGGCTATGCGAAGCTGGCACTGATGCTGACGCTTCCGGAAAGCGTAGCAGAAGAGCTGACACCGGCATACAGCAAGTCAGAGATCCAGGCGGTCAAAGAAGAGATAGAAAGCGAAGAGAAGATCACAGATATCGAAGTCATTTTGGAAGGCGAGAAAGAAGAACAGAAAGAACTCGACAATCTGGAAAAGGCAATCCATCAGATCTGCATGGATGAACCGGAACTGTATCTAAAACTGCATGAGGCAGTCAGAACAAGCATAGGAACAGGACGGATCAAAGATGTGTTAGCACCGGACGGGGACAAACTTTACAGCGTAAGACCACAAGGCTGCGGAAGAATTATGCTCTATCTAAACGATGAGAAAGACGAGGTCATACTGCAGGTAGTAAGACAAGGACTGAAAGAAAAGTTTGCCTGGGAGAATATTTTAAGCTATCTTGTCCTGATCACAGAACAGGAAGACGCAAAACAGAACTGGGAAGAGCTCTACGGACAGAAGTATCCAGAAAAAGAACGGATTGCACCAGTGCAACCGAAGAAAGAGAAGAGAAAAGAGTCAAAGGTAGTGAAGGCGAAGCTGCCAAAACCAAAAAAACCGGAGAAACAGGAGACGGAGAAACCGGTAGAACTTCCAAACGACATTCCGGGACAGACAGAGATCGAGAAAGATTTTCCGGAAATGCTTCCGGAAGCGGGGAAAACGCAGGAAATACAGAGCGATTTTATCAGATCAGGACAGCACAAAGAGGAAAATTGCACCAGTGCAATGCCGGAGCCTGTGGAGATTGTGGAAAAACCTGTGGATAATTCGGAGCAGATGGAAGAAAATGCGAGAAACACAGAAGCGGGAGCCAATTCAGAACCGGTGGATAAGTCCGAAGAAGAACAGAATCCGGCCGGCAGCAGCAGATGGGAATACATGAAGACAATGGAATCATACAAGATGGCACTGTACATGGCAGCATCCGTGAAAGAGATGCCTCACATGATGTTGAACTCAGCAGAGTATTGGAAGAAATGGTTAGAAACAGAGGTGGATGAAAATGGAGATGAAATCGGTAAAAAATAAGGTGATTATATTATGAGCATCGATTATTCAGATATGGCATTTCCAAAATTAGCTTGCAAGAAAAAAAGGAAATCGCATAAAAAGAGCATCCTCAAGAGTAGAAAGGGAGTCTGCTATCTCTGTTCGATACTCTATGGCGATTCTTCCAAGCAATACACAGAAGAACATCACATCATGTTCGGATCCGGCCAGCGTGAACTATCTGAGGCAGATGGACTCAAAGTAAATCTGTGCCGGGATCATCACAAAGAAGGACCAGAAGCAGTCCACAATAACCGAGAAATGCGGGAACTGCTCTGCAGAATAGCACAGACAGAATATGAGCAGACACATACGAGAGAAGAGTGGATGGCGAGATATAAGAAAAATTATCTTTAGTTACCTCCGCTGAATGGCGTGGAGATAAAAGTATGTCACAATACTGCAGCATGATAACAAAGACTTCCTCCCTGGATGCGGCAGGGAGGAGAAAGGAGCAGATAAGTGCCAAAAAGACAGAGATCAACAGCTTGGAAAAGCGAATTAGCTGAGATAAATGCAAAAGCAAGACAGGAAGGAATGAGCTATGGACAGTACGTGGGATTAATGTACTGCGAAGAAAGAGATGAAATGGAAAGAAGGAGAAGATATGACAGAAAGAGACGCGAAAGATTTGGTTGACTGGCTGGATCAGGCAGAAGAGGAAACAAAAGCAACAATTGCAGAGCATGAAAGAATCGATCCTTTTTATGACGGAGTGCTTTCAACGGTCCAGACAGTCCGTGAATATATCAAGAAAATGCGTAAGGTGGATGAAGCAGAAGGAGGGAAGCAGATGAAAGAGATTATAACAGATAGCAAGTTTGAGCATATCGAAGAAATCGAGCCATTTTTCTGGTGGACAGGAAGCTTGAGCATAAAGCAGGCAATCACACACTTGACAAAGCGGTACGATGAAGAGGAAGCACACAATCTGTTGGATGAAAAGTTAGAATTTGTATCTGAGTACATGAGAAATAATCACGGAGCTGTCGAGCAGTACGGAATTTACCTCATTCCGGAATTTATGCTTGGATATGATGACATAGAGATTGTGATTGTAGCGGCATCCGAAAACGAGCGGGCTACGGTGGTATTCTCGGACATTCCGGTAGTTAAGCGAGGTGAAAAATGACAAGGCAAGAGCAAGAGGACCAAGCGCAGCTTGAGTGGCTGCGGAAATGGAAAGAACGACGGAAGGAAAAAAGAAACGTGAGAAAAAAGCCACTGTTTTATAAGATTCTAAGGAAACTCGGAATCATAAAGGACTACGAGGAAGACATAAGAACAAGAATGGAGATGTGCGAAAGAGCAATAAAAGCAAATGTATGTCCTGAAGATTGTGACATTTGCGCATGGGATGTGAAAGGAGGGATTGATTACAATGGTTATGTTACGACCAGTAGGGACAATAGGAAACCGTCTGAAGTATCTGCGAAAAATCAGAGGACTGACAAGAGGAGAGGCAGCAGTCAAGCTAGACATGAAGGAGGAAAGACTGCAAGATCTTGAAACAGGAAGGAAAGGGCTGACGCTAGGAGAAGCAATCAAATATGCAGATACATATAATGTGTCTTTAGATTACATAGCAGGGAGAAAGAAAGTTGAATATTGAAGATGCAATCAGAATTATTAAGGGGTTGGATACATCCAACAGTGAAGAAAACATCGAAGCAAAGAAAATGGCAGTTAAAGCATTAGAGATGCAGAGACAAAAGAAGGTTGAAACATGGAACGGACAAGCATCGTGCCAACGCTGCAAATTTTGCGACCAGGCTCTTGATTGGAGTGATGAACAGTGAAAAGAAGTACAGACACACGCTGGAGTCCCGCAGAGATCCAGCAGAACCAAAAGGAACATTATGCTGCTATGGCAGAACATCCACCGGACCGGAAGGCAAGCGAGAAGTTTCATCGGCCAGCATACCAGGCAGGAAAGCTGATCGAAGCACAGGGGCAGCAGTTGTGGCATGGAGATGTAGCAGAGTATTTGGCGAGAAAGTATAAGATAGGGGATGATACCGTTGGAGACAATGACGAAGGAAAGACTGGAAGCGTACCGGAGTAACAAGATGGAGATCCTGGAACTGGATTATGTCCTGAACAATCGCTGGAAGTCCGACACAATGATTGGGAATGATGTTGTATTCGATTATAGCAAGGGATATCCAATGCCACAGAGTGTTGTTGGTTTTGATCAAAAGAAGTATGAGAGACTCCAGGATCGTGATTTACGGAGGAAGGAACGATTGGAGAAGGAGTGCGAAGAGGTCGAGCAGTTCGTGGATGAGATACCAGATAGTCTTACGCATCGGATATTCAGAAAATATTATATTGATGGTCGTAAAAGTGTGAGATTGGAGAATATTGCAAAGGATGTACATATGAGCAGAAGCGGCGTAGGCAAAAAAATTGATCGATTTTTGAAAGTGTCCCGTCATTCCCCTGATTCTCATGTACAATAACACTTGAGCCAAAGGCTGAATTCCTGCGGCTCGTCCTCTCTTTGTATAAAACCCAAGAAGCACCTGCACAGGGATGTGTGGGTGTTTTTCTGTTGTATAATGTCGAGATTTGGGATATTATGGAAATAGGGTTTATATAGACGGAGGAAGAAGAATGAATGAAGTTGCGTTAATTGAAATAGGTCATTATTTAAATAATGTAAAAATACCAGATATTCCAGAAGAAACTAATTTTTGGTTGATTCGAACTATGTCAGGTTATTATTATGATGAATTTGTCAGAGAAGGTTATGTTGCTCTAGGATGGAACATTATTACTAAAAATACAGCTTTTGATAGAAGAAATATAGAGAATTTGAAAGATCAAATAAAAGTAATGTATGATGATAAAAGACCAGGAGTGGCAATAAATAAGTGTATTCGCTTTATTCATGAATTAAAAGAAGGAGATTATGTTTTAATTCCGAATGCTGGATCAACAAAAGTTACAGTAGGGATTTTAGAGGATTATTACGAAGTAGAACATGATCATACGGAAGAATGGAGTGCAACAGAAAAGATTGAAAACAAAGAGTCAGAAATAGGAAGAATTAAATGCCCTTATCGTAAAAGACGCCATATGAAGGTGGTTATGACAATCACAGCTCAAAGATTAGGCTATAAAATCTTGAAAGGACTGTCATCATACCATGGCTTGAGCAATATGAATGAATATAATATAGACATATTAAATTGCATATATAATTGCTATACATATAAAGGTGATATGATGTATTCTCTTAACATTGCAAAAAATGAACCGATAAAAGCTAGAGAATTATCAAAATTAATGTATGGAGTAACAGAACTTTTTTGTAATATTATAGATGAGGATTTAATTTCGATAACGGTCAATTTGAATTCCCCAGGAAAAGTAACTGTAAAGTTAAGAGCCGTATATGAAAAATTAAAAAAGGGAGCGTTTCCATTACTAGGCATATATTTATTTGTTTTTGGAGGAAGTGGATGGGGATTTGAGTTTCCGGGCTTAGCTGGTGGAGTGATAGATGCAATCCAAGAATATCGTACAATGGATACAGAAGTGAAGTTAAAGGAAGAAGAGCTTAAAGGAAAACAATTAGAAAACTATAAAGCAGCAATGGAAGTTATTCAATTATCGAAAGAGACGGGAATTGATATGGATAAAGTTCTTGAAGATTTGAAAATAATTGATGGATTGGATGACAGTCTTAAATTTGAATCAAATGAAGAATTTGCAAAAGGTGGAGAAAGCCAAGAAAGTGAAGAGTGATCTAATGCATAGCGTATATGTGGCAATTATATTTTTAATATTTTCTTTTATTACATGGTTGTCTGTTTCTTTTAGAATTGCTAGTTGTTTTGTGGATGACAATTTTATTTTTAGTAATTTAAAGATGACAATTTTATTTTATTTTTGTAATATTGTAATTGCAATATTTTTAACAATAATATGCTATTCTCTTGTGACTATGGTACAAAGAAAAATATAATAGCGTAAGGAAGGCACCCTTCGGGGTGCTTTTCTAATACTCAAAACTCGGACCATTAGTTCAGTGGTAGAATATTCGCCTCATAAGCGAAATGTCGTAGGTTCGATTCCTGCATGGTCCATGAAATAAACTAGAACAGAGGTGACAACAATGGCAGCAGGAAACCCCAGGAGTGCGAATGGGAATCTTCGGAGAAAGCACCGGGCAAGGCTTAAAGCAATCGGTGCAGAGTGTGGGATCTGCAGGGGCAGACTGGGACCGATCCATTATGATGAGCCAAGTGATAGCAGACATCCGTTATCCTTTGTGATTGATGAAATCAGACCAGTGTCAAGATGGCGAGAGTTTGGTTATAGTTCCCGGGAGGCAGCAGCACAGGACTGGAACAACCTTCAGGCGGCGCACTACTGTTGCAATGCAATGAAAAGCAATAAAACATTGCAAGAACTGGAGCAGAGACAAAAGACACCAAAAGCGAACATTCTGGATGGAAACTGGTGAAGAAAACAGGGGTGGGAAGGGATCCCCGCCAGGCGCCGAAGGCGACCAGCGCCGTCCAGCGCCGATTTACACACAGGGATTTTTTGAAAGGTGGATGAAGATGGCTAGAGCTAAGAAAATGGCAACTGTAACAAACGAAGGAAACAGGCTGCAGCAGTTGGAAAATCTTTCAATAATCCTGGCAAAACAGATTGATATCTGTGCGAAAGATGCTGTGAATGGATCAAAGGCCATGCCACAGCTGTCAAAGCAGTACAGAGAAACAATAAAAGAAATTGAAGAAATCAGAGGAGTGGAAAGAGAAGATGACGAAATTGGAGAAATCCTCTCAGCGAGAAAGGCTGATGGGAAGCCAAACGCCGTCCGTTAGGATCACTCCGGATTATGTCTACACAGATGGAGCAGATGCTGTGAAAGTGCTTTCTGTCGGCAGACTCATTGTGGATCCGTGGCAGGGTGAAGTGCTGAATGACTGGATGGGGCGGACAGAAGAGGAAATATGGTCCGCTCCAACCTGCGGACTGTCTGTACCGCGGCAGAATGGCAAGACACTGGATACATCAGGAAGAATTGCATCCGGAATGATCATGTATTCTGAATGGGTGATTTATACAGCACATTTGCAGAAGACGGCAACCGAGACATTTATGGAACTGAAAGGATTGTTCGAGAGTAAAGGTCTGCGAAAGTATGTGAGGGAAATCAAAGCGGCGTTAGGAAGAGAACAGATCATCTTGAACAATGGCGGACGTGTGGTTTTTGTGGCAAGGACCAGAAATGGAGGCCGAGGACTACATGGGGACTGCCTTGTCTTTGATGAGGCGCAGGAGCTGACATCAGAACAGCAGGCGTCTTTTCTCCCGGCAATATCAGCATCTCGAAATCCGCAGACGATCTATCTGGGAACACCGCCGGATGAAAATTGCACCGGTGCAGTTTTCAGGAGAATCAGAGAAAGAGCAAGAAGCGGAGAGAGCAAGTCCACAGCCTGGACGGAGTACTCAGTGGAAGAGATTGGAGATGTGACCGACCGGAAAAGATGGGCTTTATGCAATCCGGCACTTGGAAGAAGAATGACAGAAACAACGATTGCAGCAGAATGCGAACAGATGGACGAGGACACCTTCGCGAGGGAACGTCTTGGCTGGTGGTCTCCAATCAATAATGATCAAGACTATGCAATTGATAAGAATAAATGGGAAGCATGTGCATCCGAACAGGAGAAGCCGGAAGGCAAGACTGCATTTGGAGTGAAATTCTCACTGGACGGTTCCACAATAGCACTGTGTGGTGCTGTCTGTCCGGCGTCAGGCAGAGCGAGAATATCCCTGATTGAATTAAGAACTACAGACAAAGGCGTCCAGTGGCTTGCAGACTGGCTGAATCAGAGATACCAGACAGCATCTTGTGTAGTGATTGATGGTCGGAATGGTGTTGATTTTCTGATAGAGAAGATTGCACCTGTATGGAGATATAAGCAGTCGATTATCAGACCAGGAGCAAAAGATGTGATCGCAGCAGCCAGTCAGCTTGTGCAGGAAATCAATGAGCAGACGGTCTCTTGGTATAAATATCAGGAAATCTTACAGGAGTCAGCAGTTACTTCTGTAAAAAGACCTATTTCAGGAGGTTGGGGATTCGGAGGAGAAAACTCCATACCGATTGAAGCGGCGGCACTGGCATTATGGGGATGCAGAACTTCAAAAAGAAACCCGAACAGAAAGATGAGGATCGGATAATGGAACTGAATTTTGGACAGGTAAGAGGGCTGCCGGAACAGGAGCAGCAGTGGTTGAATGAACTAAAAGAGATTTATGACTATCACCGGTCAGCAAACCGAATGAAACGGCGTTATTATAATGGGAAAATCACACTGAATGAGGTGAATCTTGGGATTGCCCTCCCTTCCGGTTTTGGAAGGCTGGAGATCGGGTGTTCCTGGGGAGCAAAGACAGTGGATGTACTTGCGGCAAGATCGATGTTCGATGGATTTGTGACAGAGAATGGAACAGAATCAGATGAGATGAATGCAATCATGAAGAGAAATCATCTGATTGCAGAATATAACAAGGCTGTAAAGGAAGAACTGAAATATGGTTGTGCATTTGCAGCAGTTTCCGGCGAAGCGGGAGACGCAAGAGTCCGGTTTTATTCTCCTCATTGTGCAGCGGCTTCGTGGGATGCCAGTGAAGCAAGAATCAAATACGGATTTGCCTTTGAAGATGCAAAAAGAGATGAATCAGATATCACATGGTCTCCGGATCATGTGAATTTTTATACAGAGACAGAGATCTGGCAGTTGGATCGTGTCGGAGGGACCTGGTATGCAGAAGCTACTCCACATGATTTCGGACAGCCTCTGATGGTAGCAATGATCTGGGATGCAACAAACGATAAGCCTTTCGGACAGTCCAGATTGAAGGAACCGGTCAGAAGACTGATTCAGGGGTATGTAAGAACCGTGGCCAATGCTACGATTGGATTGGAATTCGCAACATCACCGCAGAAATACTTACTTGGTGTATCAGATGAACAGTATGATGTTCTGGTGAATGAGAAGTTTAAGCAGTATGTAGGAAGTATCCTTTACAGCACAACAAACCCGGAAACAGGAGAAAAGCCATCTTTTGGTCAGCTATCACAGGGAAATATAGAACCACATGTGCAGATGCTTCGGATGCTGTCTACACAGTATTCAGCAGCAACGGGGTTAACCGTCACGGATGTGGGCGTTGTGAATGATGCCAATCCGACCTCAAGCGATGCAATTCTGGCGCAGTCCCAGACACTGATTTTATTAGCTGAACAACTAAACAAAGCGAATGGGGATGCATTGTACCGGATTGGAAGGATGGCACTGGCAATCGAACTTGGAACCACACCGGATGATCTGACAGATGAGATGATCGAGATCATTGCACATTTTAAGAATCCGGCTATGCCAAGCATAGCGGCAACAACAGACGCTGCATTGAAGATTGCAACAGCAAGACAGGGATTCGCGCAGACAGATATATTCCTTGAGATGATTGGATTTGATCAGGCAGATATCCGGCGGATCCGTGCGCAGGAACAGAGAGCAAAGGGAGAAGCAATCTTGACGGAGGAGTTTGGAAATGCAGATAACGATCAGGGCTTGGACGGAGTACATAACCAAGATGTCACAGATTAGCCAGAAGGCGGCAGATCTGATGCAGGCGTGGGTTCAAAAGAATGGATTCAGTAACGACAAGGCTCTTTTAGATTATGCCTATGCCTTATCACAGCATTACGGACAGGCAATTGGTGCTTTGTCCTGTCAGATGTATGAAGCAACAGCAGCGGCACAGGGCATGAATATCCCAACAGCAGAGATGGCACCTCTTCCGGAATATGGAGAAGTAGCAAAAGCTGTGCGTGGCACCATGAAACAGTCTCAGATGAACGTACCTGCGACACTGGCGCGGCTTGTGAAGCAGGTTGGAGCAGATACAACACTGAAAAATGCAGAACGTGACGGTGCTCAGTTCGCATGGGTACCTCACGGAGATACATGCTCTTTCTGTATTACACTGGCGTCACGTGGCTGGCAGTATATGTCAAAAAAGGCATTACGGAACGGACATGCAGAACATATCCATGCACATTGTGACTGCGAATATGCAGTCCGGTTTGATGGAAGAAGCAACGTGGAAGGATATGATCCTGACAAGTATCTGGAAGAGTATCAGGCAGCAGGCAGCGATATTAATGCCATGCGCAGGATTAGATACAAGGAAAATAAAGATGCTATTAATGCAAGGAAGAGAGAACTGTATGCTGCAAAGAATCTGGAAAATATTGAAAAAGGTATTTATTCTGATATAATGATATCAGGGGCAAGAATCACAGATTTATATAGTACAGAAGCAGACGAATTTGCTGAAATGTATTATAATGAGATTAGAAAATTCTCGACAGATTCAAGAAAAATCGCAGAGAATCTTGGTAAGGATGAATCTGATATAAAGAAAATTAAGGCGTATTTATTTGAAGATAATTCTCTGACAGATCCGGATACCGGGGAAAGCAGACCATTTGATCCAGATTGTGCGATTGCACAGAGCTGGCAACGATTAATGATTGGAAAAGACATTAAACATCACGATAAAACTTTGATAGAGCATGAGTTATTAGAAATGAAAATCAAACGGGAAAATCCGGGAATAGACCATGTAAAGGCTCATGAATTAGCATCGGAAAAATATAATTATCCAAAGGAGGCACTGGAATATTATGGTAATCTTAAAAAACATAAAGAAAACAAATGATAGTATTTCAGCGGATTATTATCCAGAAGGAAAAGAGCCAAAAGGTTTTATAAAAATACAGACTTCGGATGGAACAGTTATAGAACATAAAAATGCAAGCATGTTTGCGGCTCCACATGTAAAAAGGGAATTGAAGCGAATGACTAAAATGGATAATCCACCAAAAGAAAAGACATTAATATGGTATTAGATACCGTTGATTAGAAAAGGTCAACGGTATTTTTGTACCAATTTTTAAATTGCACCGGTGCAATATCAGAAAGAGAAAGGTAATTCTAACACGCAGAGATGCGTGTTATTTTTATGGCAACGCGTGCCTGAAACGCGGAATTTAAAACTATGAAACACTCAATCAGAAGGGAGACAAGATGGCAGAGAACAATACGAACGGCACTGCAGGAGCAGGAACAGAAAAAACATTTACTCAGGCTGAAATGGATGCAATTATCGAGGGACGCCTCGCAAGAGAAAAGCAGAAATATGCAGACTATGAGGACCTGAAGGAAAAAGCGGGAAAGTATGATCAGATCAAAGGCGAAGGAAAGACAGAACTTCAGAAAGCAACAGAAGGAATGGAAGCTCTTCGGAAAGAGCTGGATCAGCTTAAGAGCGAGAAAACTGTAAGACAGGCAAGAGAAAAGGTTGCAAAGGAAATGAGCATTCCAGTGGATCTTCTGACGGGGGAAGACGAGGAGACCTGCAAGAAGCAGGCAGAGGCAATTCTGAACTTTGCAAAACCGAAGAATTACCCGGGAACAAAGGAAAACCACAGAAAAGTTACAAACTCTCAGGAGAAAGATGCGAGTATGAGAGAGTTTGCACATCAGATTTTCGGAAAAGGAGAATAACATATGGCAGCATTAATCAGTTCAGATTTTGAGATTCCTGCAGAGATTTCAGCGGGGATTTTTGAAAAAGCACAGAAAGGGTCCACACTGGCGCAGTTATCCGGTGCAAGACCACAGAAATTCGGAAAACAGCAGGTATGGGTACTTACAGCACCACCAAAAGCCGAGATTGTAAGTGAAGGTGGGGAAAAATCACCAACACCGACAAGCTATGCAACCAAGACGGTCAACCCGATTAAATTGCAGGTAACCATGAGATTTTCACAGGAAGTGAAGTGGGCGGATGAAGACACACAGATCGGAGTTCTTCAGGATCTGGCGTCTAATGCGGGAATCGCACTTGGACGGGCACTTGACCTGGTAGGAATCCACAAGATCAATCCATTGACAGGAACTGTATCAAATCTCGTAAAGGAAGGACTGGTTGATACAACACAGTCAGTGACCGTTGCAGGAGCAAAGTATGATGAAGCAATCGAGGCGGCAGCAGGCATGGTCATTTCAGCAGGTTATACACCAAGCGGAATTGCAATGGATCCTACGCTTTCTTTTGGATTATCTACAATGAGAGACACAACGGGAAGAAAGATCTATCCGGAACTTGGATTTGGACAGAACCTGAGCAACTTCGCAGGAATGAATGCGGCGGTATCTGATACAGTGTCAGCCAAGAATGAAATTACAACTCCGTCAAAGATCCTTGGAATTACCGGACAGTTTGACGCCTTCCGTTGGGGAGTACAGAGATCAATCGGCGCCCACCTGATCGAGTTCGGAGATCCAGATGGACTGGGAGATCTTCAGAGACTCAATCAGATTGCAATCCGTTCAGAGATTGTATACGGAATTGGAATCATGGACAGCAAGGCATTTACAAAGATCCTTGCTGCAAGTGAGTAACGGAGGAGGTAAATGAAGTATCTGTATAAACAGACAGGAATGATTGTGGAATCCAGTATTGCACTGGATTCTGCAATTTTCAAGCCACTGAAAGAAATACCAGTAAATGAAAACGAAAAAGAAGAAAAACCACAGAAAAAGACTCCGGCAAGAAGGTGCAGTAATGGCTTATGCAACATGTGAAGACATTCAGCAACGAAGAAATCTGCCAATGAATGACTGGGAGAGATGCACTGCATTGCTGGAAGATGCGGCTGTGATTGTTGATGCCTATAATCAGGAGGCGTCAGAAGCTGCGAAGAAGCTTGTATCCTGCAATATGGTGATCCGTGTCATGGAGAGCGAACAGGAGAGCGTGCCGATCGGGACAACTCAGGCAACTACTTCGGCACTGGGATATTCACAGAGCTGGACGAATTCCAATGGAAGTGGTGAATTGTATCTCACAAAACTGGATAAGAGGATTCTGGGAGTTGGAAACAGGATTGGTTTTCTGAATCCTTTTCAGGAGGAATAGCGGTGATTAAGGGTATAACAGTAAAATTATATGAACAGACACCGGATGGAAAAGATCCTTTCGGACATCCGATCATGAAAGAAACGCCAGTATATGTGGAGAATGTACTGGTATCACCTGCTTCGACCACGGAGATCCTGGACACCTTGAATCTGATTGGAAAGAAAGCGGTGTATAAACTTGCCGTGCCGAAAGAAGATTCTCATAACTGGCAGGACTGCCGGGTGGATTTCTTTGGAGCATCATGGAGAGTGATTGGACTCCCGCAACAGGGAATTGAAGAGAATATTCCTCTTGTATGGAATCAGATATGGATGGTGGAGCAATATGGGGAAAGTGAGAATAGAACTGAATCGTGCAGGTGTTCGTGAACTTATGCAATCACCGGAGATGCAGAAGATTCTGATAGAACAGGCAAATGCAATTGCAGCAGAATCGGAAACAGAGACATATATCGCTTCAACACGAGCAGTAGTAGAAGTGCATGGAGATGACGGAAATAATAGCTTACTGAAGGCGGTGGAAAAGAAACATGATTGAACAAATAGTCAGAGATTATCTGGAGGAGCAGCTTGGCATACCTGTAAGAATGGAAGAAGAGGCTGGACTTCCGGAGGAATATATTGTGGTTGAAAAGACCGGAAGCGGTCAGACCAATCATATCAAACGAGCAACACTGGCGGTGCAATCCTATTCAAGCTCATTGTATCAGGCGGCATCCCTTAATGAACGGGTGAAAGAAGCAATGGAGAAAATAATTGAAATGGATGATATCAGTAAATGTGAGCTCAACAGTGATTACAACTATACAGATACGGCACGGAAGAAGTACCGGTATCAGGCCGTATTTGATATCGTGCATTTTTAAGGGAAGGAGATTAAGATGTCAGATAATAAGAATGTAAGTACAGGCAAGCCAAAAGTGGGAGGAGCCATTTTCAGAGCGCCACTTAGAACAGAACTGCCGAAGGATGCTACATCAGAATTAAATGTAGCATTCAAATCATTAGGATACTGTTCAGAGGATGGGCTTACGAACTCTAACAGCCCTGAGACAGATAATGTAAAAGCATGGGGCGGAGACACCGTTCTGAACATGCAGACAAGCAAAGAAGATAAGTTCAAATTTACAATGATCGAAGCATTGAATATCGAAGTATTAAAAAGTGTATACGGTGATGAAAATGTCACAGGAACACTTGCAACCGGCATTACCGTAAAAGCAAACGCAGATGAAGCAGAACAGAGTGCCTGGGTTGTGGATATGATTTTGAAAAATGCAGTCAAGAGAATTGCGATTCCGTGCGCAGGCATTACAGAAGTAGGAGATATCGTATACAAAGATGATGATGCAATCGGATACGAAACGACATTGACAGCAGTGCCGGACGAGAATGGACAGACACATTATGAGTATATTAAGGGAAAGGAATAGAAGATGAAGGGAACAACAAGCAGTGGTTTTGAGTACAACCTGGATGAAACAGCACTGGATGATTATGAACTGCTGGAAGATCTGTGTGAACTGGACAATGGAAATACTGCAAGAACAATCAGTGCATTGAACCGGTTACTAGGTACAGAGCAGAAGGACCGGCTGAAAGAACATCTCAGAGAGGAGAATGGAAGAGTTCCGGCATCTAAGATGATGATTGAAATGGGAGAAATCTTCAATAGTGTAAAAGCAGGAAAAAACTTCTGATCCTCGCCTACATGCTCAATTTAGACAGAGATGCACTGATGTGTGATCTCGCAGAAACTTATCATATCTATGATTACAGGTCGTTGCCGTGTCGAATGGTTGCGACCTTTTCTTGTGGGCTGAGGGATGACTCAAGAATTAAAATGAAGATCGCAGGAGCGAAAGTACCACCGGAGCAGCTTCTGCTGGCTGCAATCGCAGACGGAACAAGAACAAATGCATGGTTGCAGACGAAAGATGGTGCAACGGGAAGAAACAGACCAGAATCACTGGTCAGCCTGCTTCTGAATGACGGTACAGGCAAGGAAAGTGATATTGTGGTATTTAATTCAGGTCAGGAGTTTGACGAAGAATGGAAACGGTTGACGGAAAAGGAGAAGTGAAATGGCAACAGAACTTGCAAAAGCATATGTACAGATTATTCCGTCTGCCAAAGGAATAAGTGGAGGAATACAGAAAGAAATAGATCCGGAAGCAGAACCGGCCGGAAGCTCATTTGGAGGGAAGATGGTCGGGATGATCAAGAAGGTTGTAGCTACGGCGGCAATCGGGAAAGCTCTTGCCGCCAGCATCAGCGAAGGCGCAGCACTGGAACAGAGCCTTGGAGGAATTGAAACCCTGTTTAAAGATTCTGCGGATAAAGTAAAGGCAAATGCGGCGAAAGCATATCAAACTGCAGGTATGAGTGCGAACGAGTATATGGAACTCACCACAAGTTTTTCAGCAAGTCTGCTCAGTTCGCTTTCTAATGATACATCAAAGGCGGCAGATATCGCGGACATGGCAATGGTAGATATGTCTGATAATGCAAATAAGATGGGAACCAATATGGAGGACATCAAAAATGCATATCAGGGATTTGCAAAACAGAACTATACCATGTTGGATAATCTGAAGCTTGGTTATGGCGGAACAAAGTCAGAGATGGAACGCTTGCTGGCTGATGCGCAGAAAATCAGTGGAGTAGAATATAACATAGACAACCTGTCGGACGTTTACAGTGCGATTCATGTGATTCAGGGACAACTAGATATCACCGGAACGACAGCGAAAGAAGCAGCAACTACTCTGTCAGGTTCTTTTGGACAGATGAAAGCTGCGGCAAAGAATCTGATTGGAAATATGGCACTTGGCCAAAGCATTACGGTTCAGTTGTCAGAATTAAGAGAGACGGTATTTGTTTTCTTGAAGAATCTGATTCCGATGGCCGGGAATGTTCTATCTGCATTACCAGAAGTTGCAAGCCAGGCAATGACATTAGTTGTACAGAGTCTGAATTTGAGTAGTAATAACACACAGCAGGTGGTAAATCAGGGACTGAAACTGGCATCTGATCTTGCTAATGCAATTATTTCGGGTGCTCCGTATCTGGCAGAAGCTGCAATTAAATTGATTGCATCATTAGGAAACGCACTCATCAATGCAGATTGGGCTGAAACAGGTCAGATGTTTATGTCATCTTTAAGGGATGATCTGGATCTTGCAGCAGATGAGATTCTTGGTACGGATACAAACATTATAGAAGTTCTGAAGAATGCAATTAATGAACAGTTACCGGAGTTACTTGCTACAGGCGTGGACATCATAAGTAATATTGCAAACGGAATTTTGCAGAATCTTCCGTGGGTGATTCAGACAGCAGGAGATATTATTACTAATTTTGTGGGAGCAATCCTACCGGCATTGCCGATCGTTTTAAGCGCAGGCGGCACGTTATTACTTAAACTTGTGAATGGAATTATCAATAATCTGCCGCAGATTGCGCAGGCGGCTCTTACGGCTATTGTTCGTTTTGTGGCTGCAATCGCTCAGAATCTGCCACAGATCCTTCAGAGTGGTATTACAATTATCGGAAAACTGGCAGCAGGATTGATTCGTGCTATTCCTAATCTGGTAGGACAGATCCCGGCAATTATCTCAGCAATTGTAAACACTTTTGCCAGTCAGGATTGGGGAAATATCGGCCTCAATATTATTAAAGGAATTGCATCTGGATTGAGTTCGGCAGGACATATGTTATGGGATGCTGTAAAGGGAGTCCTTGGAAGCTTTAAAGATAATGTACTTAGTTTCTTTGGGATCCATTCCCCTTCAAAATGGGGTGTATACGTTGGAGAAATGATTGATACCGGAGTAGCAAACGGACTGATCGGGAAGTCTTCGTTAGTATCAGATGCGGCTCTTGAATTACAAAATTCAGTGAAAAAGCCATTTGGTTCCAGCGTGAGTATGGAAGTTGGAGGTAATAACTCAGAGAAAAATGAAAAAGATACACTCATACAGAAGATAGAACTTTTGATTGAGTATTTAAGAAACAATTCCAGAACAAAAGACAGCATTGTAATCAATCTCAATGATAGGGAAGTGGCAAGAGCTCTGAAAGAAATGGGGGTTGTGTTTGAATGATTGAGATCAAATATGTAAGCTCTAATGGAGAAGAATATAATCTGATCGGAGACAGAATGCGGGCAACCTCCGGATATTTTCACAGTTATGAGTGGAAGGCAAGTGTCACAGAAAATACGTTTGGAGCTACTGTCAACGAATTTACCAAAGACCCTGTGACGTATGATCTGACACTTACAGTACGTGGAAAGGAAAGTGAACGGAAAGAGTTCCTAAACAAAATCACAAATGCGTTTGAACATGATATGGTGAATCTTACAGCGGGAAGAATCTATTATGGAGCATATTACATTGACTGCTATATTAAGAAGTCAAGTAATGAGATTTCAAGTGACAATAACAGCAGGACGGACTGTAAGATAGAAATCTACTGTCCATATCCATTCTGGTCAATGGAACAGGAACAAAGTTTTTATCCAGATTCAATGAATGGAGGAGAAGAGTATTTCTTTTTGGATTATCCGATGGATTTCCAATATGATTATTCGAGACAGGGGGCAGGCACACAAAACTGGTTTATTGATCATTTTAGAAGTAATAATTTTGAAATGGTTATTTACGGACCATGTGCAGATCCACGTATTATTATCAATGATTACCCATATCAGATATATGAAACACTGGAAGCTGGAGAGTATATCCTGTTAAAGAGTCGTAATAAGACAATCACGAAACACCTGCGGAATGGAACAGTTCAGAATATCTTTGCAAAGCGTGCAAAAGATAAGAGCGTATTTGAATTGATACCTTCCGGAATGCTGACATTAAACTGGAGTGGTACCTATGGATTTGATATCAAAGTGTACAAAGAGAGGAGCGTGCCAGAATGGAGTTGATTTATACAGACTCAACAGGTAAGGAACTCGACTTTGTATTAAATGCCAATATCGATATGGAGATTGGTGAAGATGAGAAGGATTCTATCAATGATTTTGAAGTCGAGTATAAAAGATCTGACTGGACAGGCTTGGTCGAGTTCGGGAGCCAGATGTATGTTCCGGATACTGAGTATGGAGGAATCGTACAGGAATTATATACGAGTACAAAATCAAACAGTATTACAGTAAAGGGATATACCTGGCGGGGAATGATGACAAAGAAGGTAATACAGCCGGAAAGTAATCAGGACTATGCAGTAGAATCCGGAGAGCTTAATCAGATAATCCAGAGAAGAGTTCAGGAAGCATTTCCCGGGCTCTTTTATGGAGTAGCGGAAGACACAGGTGTACAGGTGAAGAATTACCAGTTTGACCGTTATTGTACACTGCATGCTGGATTACAAAAACTGCTGAAATCAGTAGGATATCGTATGGAAATAAAGTATATTCAGTCGGAGAAAACTGAGTCAGGATATGTACAGGTAAGAGCAGTTCCTATCGTAGATTATTCGTCAGAATATGAGTTCTCAAATGATAACAATATGCATTTCACAATGGACAACAATAAAAGAGGAACAAATCACCTGATCTGTCTTGGAAAAGGAGAATTGAAAGACCGCTTGGTGATCCATCTTTATATTGATGATCAGGGAAATATTAGTCAGACACAGTATTTCTTTGGAATTAATGAGATAGCTGAAATATATGACAGTTCTGGCTCTGAGTATGAAGATCTTCTGAAGAATGGAACAGAAAAGCTGTTAAAGTCAAAAAGCAAAACAGAATACGATATGACAATGGAGAAAATCGAAGGAACGATGGATATTGGAGATATTGTAGGTGGAAGAGATTATCTTACCGGTGCGAGTATGAAAAAGCCAATCGGAAGGAAGATATGGACTGTTTCGGAGGGAAAAGAGAAAGTAGAGTATAAACTGGAAGGAGAAACATAAATGGATATTATTACAGGATATGTCGGAAGTCCTCATGTTACAGCAGAACAGGACCGGGATATAAATATTGGAATCTTTGGAGCAGAATCCTATGTGTTGCGGACGGGATCCCGGTTAAAAGCAGAAGTTTCATCAAATAATGAAATCAAGATCAGAGATGGAGTTATTATGCATCAGGGATGCGCTGCATCGATAAAAAAGAACACCTATGATTCTCTTACAATTGTGAATGGATCACAGGGAATGAAACGAATAGATCTTATTGTTGCGAGATACAGCAGAAATCAGAGCACAAAGGTAGAATCACTTACGCTGAAAGTAATTCAAGGTACGCCGGTTACAGGAACACCTTCAGCACCGGGGTATACAACAGGAGATATCCAGGCAGGAGATCTGGTTGCAGATATGCCATTGTATCAGGTTGTAATTAACGGATTGAATATTACAGAGGTAAAACAGGTGTTCAATACGGTTGATACAGTTGCTGAATTAAATAGCAAATTGGAGAAGAAGACGGATACTACTACTTTAGGATTTGAAGTTTCTGAAACATTCACAGGACAATACCTTAATTCAAAGCCTATCTATCAGAAAATGATATCTGTTGGAGTATTACCGAATAATACAACGAAATCTATAAGTACAGGTATTACTGGTGCTGATTATATCTGGGTTGATATGGAAAATAGTTTTGCATTCAATCACGGTGCAAGCTATCCAATTCCGTATGTGGATCCTAAAACTGTGGCCAATTCCATAGGTGTAAGGATTACAAATAACGGCGCAACGGTTATTGTATCGACCGGAACAAACTGGTCTACATATTCCGGAGGTATTACTCTGAGGTATACCAAGAAGTAATTATTTCCAAGTTCCCTTCACATCATAATTAAGATCTGTTGATCTGGAGGTTGAACCATATTGCAAGATAGTACCTTTTTTGTTATGCGCTTTTATATATGCAACATAGAAACATGATTAAGAGAAAGGAAAAGCTATGAAAATTATATTCAACGATGGTCAGGAGCTGACAGTGCAGGATGCATCTATCCAGGCTGATGGTGGTCTTCTGGTCAAAACAATCTCAGCAACAGAGGATGAGATCAAAGCGATTTTTTCAGACACCATGACAACAAAGAAGATGACAGTCCAAGAGCGTGGATTAGAGCTTGCATGCTATGAAAATTATACGAAGTTTGATGCTGTTGTGAAGTATACAGCGGGCATTCTTGGAATTGTCATGTACCAGGAAGAGCAGGCACCGGAAGACCGAATCAAGGCACTTGAGAAAGAAAAGGCAGACATGAAGGAGAAGATTGACCAGTTAGAGGGCTGTCTTCTAGAAATGTCTGAGCTGGTATATCAGTAATGGTAACTCTATTAACCAATTTATTCATAATGCTACAAAACAACGGAGGTAAAGAAATGATGGCAATGTTATGGGCACAGCAGATTATGTTGGGGAAGAAAACGTATGAACAGGTTCCAAGACTTTTGAAAGATAAGGTAAAAGAGATCCTGGAAGATTCCGGAATGGGCGAACTTGTTACAGATGAGACACAGGAGTAGAGGTGAAAACAGATGGCAGTAAAAACAGCACAGTATATATTTAATGGTCAGACGATTAATCTGACATACAATTCAACATCAGGAAAATGGGAAGCAACGGTAACTGCACCAAGTAAATCCAGTTATAGCCAGACGGACCACGTTCTGGGCGGTACGGTAAAGGCTACAGACGTGGCAGGAAATACAACGACCGTTGATCAGAGCCATGCAACACTTGGTTCCTCTCTGAAGATCAGAATCAAAGAGAAGGTAGCTCCGGTAATCAGTATCACTGCACCGACAGCCGATTCTTATATTACAAACGCAACACCGACCATCAAGTTTACGGTAACAGATGCAGATTCTGGTGTAAATTCCGGTACAATCGCAATGAAGCTGGATGGTACAGCCGTTACAGTTACAAAGACAGCAATCACAGGTGGATATGAATGCAGCTATAAACCGACTACCGCACTGAAAGATGGAAGTCACACAATTTCTGTGACAGCATCAGATAATGATGGAAATGCAGCTTCAGCGAAGACAGCAACCTTTACAGTGGATACAGTACCGCCGACTCTGACGATTACAGCACCGGCAGAAGGTCTTGTGACAAATAAGACAACTATTACTGTTACAGGTAAGACAGACGATGCAACATCTAAGCCGGTTACAGTTACTGTAAATGGTGCAGCGGCTACAGTTGGGACAGATGGATCCTTTAGCAAGGATGTAACGCTGACCAATGGTGCAAACAAGATTACGATCATTGCCAAGGACAAAGCAGATAAGACTACAACGATCACGAGAAATGTAACGCTTGATACAGCCGCTCCGGTGATCAAGTCTATCACCCTGACTCCGAATCCGGTTGATTGTGGTAAGACCTTTGTGATTGCTGTAGAGATTACGGACTAGGAGGTTCTGTTATGGTTGTGAAGGCAACCGGCAAGGTAGACGGGAAAGAGGTTATCTTTGAACGGGCAGAAGGGGATCTGTGGAAAGTCACGATCCCCTATGATCTTGATGGGATGTATGTGGTAGAAGTGACTGCAGAAGACGAGGCGGGTAATATAGCATTTTGCACGAAGTTACTGTTAATCGTGGATCCAGCTACTCTATGCATCCATCTCATACCATATGAGTATACCGTGGAAGTAGTTCAGGAAGAATTTTGTGTGGATGTGGTTCATCCGTGTCATGGGAGGTGCTGTTGTGAATAGAGTAAGATTTATCCAGGGTGAGGACAAACATGTCAAACTGCTGGTAAGAAGTCCGAATAATGAACCATTTACCATTCTGGCAGCATCTTACAGTCTGTCACGGTTTGGAGAAGTTGAATCTCATGGAGAATGTGAGATCAATGGTCATTATCTGGATATTAAAATTGCACCAGTGCAAAAGGCGAAGTCTTATATACTGGAAGTTACTTATGTGGTTGCTGATTCAACGAGGAAAGTAAGGATAGAAGTAGAGGTGGTATGATGCTGACAATCACGGAAATCAAATTGAGCAAAAATCCTGTTGGGACAGGGGAAAAGTTTACCATATCTGTGAAGATTCAGGAGACAGCAGATTATCCGTATGACTATCCTTATGATTTCCCGGTATCCTGCACGGGCACAGCGAAACCGAAAGAAACATAAAAATGATTTTCAGAGGGACTGAATATTGTATCATCAAATTACCCTGAGCTGTTTAAATAAGAAGAAACTCGTTTGAATTAACTGACAACCGTGATATACAGGTGGTACACAAAAACACCGAAAACCCCAGAGTTTATGCGGCTCATGGAGGTATTGCTATGGCAGCAGGAGCTATCATTATAACGTTATTGGAGTTGATTGTCGGAACTATTGTAAATATCATATTGGGATGGAATGTATGGGATTATAGTAATCTGCCAGGTAATTTATGGGGACAGATCTGTCCGCAGTTTACAGTATTATGGTTTTTTCTTTCAACAGTGGCAGTTTACCTGGATGATTGGATCAGATGGTTATTGTGGGAAGAAGAGAGACCCAGATATAAATTTTAAAGAAAGAAGTATGGCTATGGAAACAATTATTTCAGCCTGCATCTCAGCAGGCGTAACACTAGTGATTTGTCTACTGAACAATCACGGACAGCAGGAAAAGACAAGAGCTCTTATGGAATACAAGCTGGATGAGCTAACCAAAAGAGTAGATAAGCACAATAATGTAGTTGAGCGAACATATAGTATTGAACAGAGGCTTTCTGTTCAAGAGGAACAGATTAGAGTTGCAAACCATAGAATTAGTGATTTGGAGGGAATCGAACATGAACATTGAAACATTAATGCAGTATATGAGTTACATTTTGGCAGGAATCGGAGTGCTGGCCTTCTTGGTCAGCGTGATCGTGCAGGCAATCAAGGAGATGCCAGCATTGAAGAAAATACAGACGAATGTTGTGGCACTGATCACATCACTGATCCTGACACCGGCAGCAGTGATCGTCTTGTGCACCTATTATCAGATAGTGATTGAGTGGTATTACATTTTCGCATCATTCATTGCCGCTTTTATAGTTTACCTGGTCAGTACTGGTGGCTGGGAGAGAGTGGCAGAGATGTGGAACAGAAACGCATATAAGAAAAAGTAGAATTGTACCGGTGCAAGAGATGCATAGAAGACATGAAAGGAGAGTAATATGAAATTATTCTTAATTGCTGGACACGGAGAGGGAGATTCTGGCGCAGTAGGCGGAGGATACACCGAAGCAGAACGAGTCAGAGCGTTGGCCGCCAAAATTAAAGAACTTGGCGGAGAAGCGGTCATTCTTGGGGATACGAGTAAAA